CGGACTACGTGCGCGTGCGCGTGCTGGGCCTGTTCCCGATCCACGGCAGCCTCGCCTTCATCCCGTCGGGCTGGATCTCGATGGCGATCGCGCGCGCGCTGGTCTTCGACCCGCTGCAGATCCCGCGTGCGATTCCGCTGCTGATGGGCGTCGACGTCGCGCGGCAGGGCGAAGACCAGAGCGTCATCGTGCTGCGCAAGGGCCGCTACCTGCTGCCGACGATCTACCCGTACCGGATCCCCGACACGATGCGGCTGGCCTCGATGGTCGCCGAGAAGATCCGCGAGCACCGCCCCGACATCGTCTTCATCGACGGCAGCGGCGGCTACGGTGCGGGCGTGATCGATCGCCTGCGGCAACTGGGCTTCCCGGTCGTCGAGGTGCAGTTCGGTGCGAAGGCGGACCTGCCGAAAAAATTCGTGAACAAGCGCGCCGAGATCTGGTCGCGCTGTCGTGACTGGATCCGCGACGAGGCGGTGTTGCCGAACGATCCGGAACTGCGCACCGCGCTCGAGACGCCCGGCTACGGCTACGAGCGCAAGACCGAGCGCCTGAAGCTCGAGTCGAAGGACGAGATCCGCAAGCGCGGCGGACAGTCGCCCGATTACGGCGACGCGCTGGCGGTGACTTTCGCGCAGGCGGTGCCGGTGAAGATGCAGGACGAGGAGGTCTCGCTCGAGCCTGATGTGGTCTGAAGGAGCCAAAGATGGGCCGAAAGCTGTCATTCGATGAGCGTTACATGCCGATTCCCGAGACGGGCTGTTGGCTTTGGACTGGTACTTGGGATGAAAACGGGTACGGGAAAATGATTGGCGGTCGCGCCCACAGGATTTCCTACGCGATGCACGTTGGCCCCATCCCGGCGGGGTTGTGCGTTTTGCACAGATGCGACACGCCAGCGTGCGTCAACCCAGCGCATCTTTGGCTCGGCACGCATCTTGAGAACATGGCTGACATGGGCAGGAAAGGAAGATCGCGCTGCAAGAAACTCAATGCGACGCAGGTTTTAGAGATCCGAGATTCACGCGAGACCCTTGTAACGCTGGCTGAAAAGTTCGGCGTGACATTCGGGATGATCTCTCACATCAGACGTCGTTGGCGTCGCGGTAACGTGGTATAACGCGGCGCACGGGAGAGAGCCATGCCGTATACGCCGCCGCGCGCCCCGACTGCCAAACGAATCGACATGCGCACCTTGGTGGCGTCGCTCGATCCGGCATGGCGCGATCCGGCAGAAGTATACTTGTTCCCCAACGGCCGCAAGTTCACCGAACCGCAAGGCGCGCCTCCGGCGACCGAGCCGCTGTGGCTCGGCACGGTGTACGCGACGAGTGACGGCAAGGGCTTCTACCAAGCCTCGACCTCGCAGATGATCCTGTACGGGACGATTCCCTGATGCCGACGCCGCCGTTTGTCACGCGCATTTTCAAGGACGTCGGCGTCGTTGCTGCCATGGCCGGGGGCACGGTCATGGGCACGAACAACTTGGGCGTCGACGCGCGCTTCGTGCTCGGCCAGCCCAACGGCATCCCCCTCCTCGACGCCGCAGGCAACATCAAGAGCGGCGCGCCCGGTCGGTTGCTCAAGGTGACGTTCCTGACCGTGGCCGGGGCCGGGGTGTTCCTCACCGGGCCGATCACGACGGCGATCTACGCAGAGCTCGTGGGCGGCTCCGGAGCGGGCGGCGGCGCGGTCGCGGCAGCAGCCAACGCGGCCATCGGCGGCGGCGGGCAGGCGGGCAGCTACGCGGCCAAGCTGATGGTGGTGACGCCTGCCACGAACTACAACTACGTGGTCGGCGCGGGCGGCGCGGGCGTGGCGGGCGCGCAAGGCAACACCGGCGTGACCACCAGTTTCGCGACCGGCACGGCGAGTGAGATCGATGCGTTCGCGGGCAAGGGCGGTCCGACGCTTGCCTCGGGCGTGGCGCTCGGGTTCGTCGACGGCGGCTGGCAGCCGGGCGGTGGCGGCGGCGCGTTCGACGTCAACCTGATCGGCGAGGGCGGCGGCATCGGCACGCGATTGAGCGGCACGGTCGCGGCGTCCGGCCGGGGCGGCAACTCGACCTACGGCGCGGGCGGTCGCGGGCTCATCGCTGCGGGCGCTGGCATCGCGGGAGATCTCGGCGGCGGCGGCGGCGCGCTGAGTTTCTCGGCCTCCTCGTTCGCCGGTGGCGCAGGTTCTGCTGGCATGATCATCCTGCGGGAGTACGCATGAGCTTTCCCGAACTGAAGTGGAACGCGCCGGTGCGGCCGGACGGTCCTGCCGGTGAGCCGGAGGGGCTGATCTTCCATCCGGACATGTTCGACAACCACGCCTCGTTGGTGATCCTCGCCAAGGACGTGATGGATCTGTTGCACCGGCACTACCCCGGCCACGCATGGGCGGTGCAGATCAACGAGTTCGGCCGCATGCTGAACATCTTCAACACGCTGCTGCATCCGGTGTGGGGCTACACGATCCGCGCGTCCGACATCATGGACGACCCGCGGCGCGAGAAGGCCGTGCTCGCCGGTGGCGAGATCCTCGAGCGGTTCGGCCTGAAGCGCGGCATGCTCGACATGGAGGCGTACAACGCGCTGCCGAAGGATCCGCGCGGCAACTGCTTCCCGATCTTGAGCGGCCTCGAGACCGCGGCGGCGAAAAAGGAACTGCGCAAGCGCGCACTCGATGAAGCGATCGACGCCGGGCGCACGTTCATCGATGAGCAGGGCCGCGTGATCGTTGGCGTGAAGCACTGACGTGGCAAACGTCATCGAGGACTACAGCAAAAACGGCGTGCCGATCAAGGGGCCGGTGGGCTCGCGCGCGATGAGCAACCTGTCGGCCGGGGGTGGCGCGCCGAAAGACACCAGTGGATTTGGTCCCGGCCAGACGATGAAGGGTTCATCGACCGACAGCGGCATGCGCAGCAACGTGCCGCTCGAGGGCGACGACGACGCCGTCGAAGAGAAGCCACCCGGCGCGGACTGGATGGTGCTCGCGCGCGAGAATTTCCAGATCTCGCAGAACTGGTTCGACATCTCGGTGCGCAGGCGCATCGAGGACAACCTCGCGCACGCGTACGGTCGGCACGCGAGCGGCAGCAAGTACTACTCGCCGGACTACGACAAGCGCAGCAAGTACTTCCGGCCGAAGACGCGCACGATGATGCGCAAGCTCGAGGCGGCGCTCGCGCTCGCGCTGTTCTCGACCGCGGAGGTGACGAACTGCGAAGCATTGAACCAGTCGGATCCGGCGCAGGTCACGGCGGCGAAAGTCCACACGGCGGTGCTCAATCACCGGCTCAAGCAAACGGTGCCGTGGTTCAAGATCGCGCTCGCGGGTTTCTTCGACGCGATGTCGCAGGGCGTGGTGCTCTCGTGTCAGGAGTGGCGCTACCAAGAGGCCACGATCATCGAGGACGAATACGACGCCACCGGCAAGGCGACCGGCGTCGAACGCAAGAAGACGAAGATCACGCGCGACACGCCGTGGGTGCGGCTGATCCCGGTGGAGAACGTGCGCATCCACCCGTCGAGCGACTGGGCCGATCCGATCAACTCGAGCCCGTACGTGATCGAGCAGATCCCGTGGTTCGTCGACGACCTCGTCTACCACATCAAGAACGCGCGCTCGTACGGCTCGCAGGTGCCGTACCTCAAGGACTTCAACGAGCAGGAGTTGCTCTCCGGCGGCTCCGACCAGAGCGCGACCGCGCAGGTCATTCGCCAAGCGCGCGAGACCGGCGCACGACTCGACCGCTACTCGCAGGTGCAGCAGGGCCAGCACAACCGCATCGTGTGGGTGCATCGGAACATCGTGCGCGTCGACGGCCTCGACTACGTCTACGAAACGCTCGGCACCGTGCGCCAGCTTTCCGACCCGGTGCCGCTCGAGGAAGTGTTCGGCATCTCGCGTCGCCCGTACGTGATGGGCAACTGCATGATCGAGCCGCACCGGATCTACCCGTCGGGCCCGGTCGAGGTCAGCAAGTCGCTGCAGGAATTCGGCAACGATATTCTCAATCAGCGCAACGACAACATCCGCCTCGCGTTGAACAACCGCTACATCGTCAAGCGCGGGCAGATGACCGACATGCGCTCGCTGATGCGCAACGTGCCCGGCTCGATCACGATGACGACCGAGCCGACTTCCGACGTGAAGCAACTCGAGACGAAGGACGTCACGTCGGCGGCGTACACCGAGCAGGACCGCATTGATCTGGACTTCGGCGACGTCACCGGCACGATGAGCCAGTCGACCATCGGCGCGGTCAGCCAGCGCGACCAGAAGGTGCGCAACACCGAGCTCCTCGGCCAAGGCGCGGACCTCGTCACCGAACTGGGCCTGCGCACGTACGTCGAGACATGGGTGCAGCCGGTGCTGGCGCAGTGCGTGGAGCTCGAGCGCGAGTTCGAGAACGACCAGACCGTGCTCGAGATCGCCGCAGGCGAAACCTCGCAGTCCGACTGGCAGACCGCGTTCCGCGCGATGCAGCAGCCGGTCAACCTGCAGGTCAGCGTCGGCTTCGGCAACACCGACCCGCTGCAGCGGATCCAGCGCCTCGCGATCGGCTTTTCGACGATCGGCCAGATGGCACCGCAGATGGCCGCGGAGGTCAGCGGTCCCGAGGTCGTGCGCGAGGTGATGGGCATCCTCGGCTACAAGGACGGCTCGCGCTTCTTCCCGTCGGTCAAGCAGCAGGGGCAGGAAGATCCGCAGGTCACCAACCTCAAGAAGCAGGTGGCGGATCTGCAGGCCGCGGCGCAACAGGAAGCGGCGAAGCACGCGTCGGCGGAAAAGATTGCGCAGATCAGGGCGTCGTCCGCGGAAAAGATCGCGACGATCAAGGCGCAGGTGCAGGCCAACGTCGCGCTCGGCACGCAGGCCGCGAAGCACTACGTCGCCGACCTCAAGCACCAGATCGCGCAACTCGACACGCAGATCCTGCGCGAGGGCAACGTGATCAAGCAGGGCCAGTTGCTGCTCGAGCGCGAGGCGCTGTCGAACTCGATCATGCAGGCCGATCGCGAATTCCAGTTGAAGATCGCGACGTCCATCCCGTCGCCGCAGCAGGCGACGCTGCCGACCGAGACGCCGGAGCTCTCGCAAGACCAGCCGTTCATCCAGTCGTTGCGTTCCAACGGCGGCGGGCCCATGGTGCCCGGTGCCGCGGGCACGATCGAGCGCGGCAAGTTCGGCCAACTGCCCGGCGCGGCCGGGTGAATTAGTAATTCGCAAAAGGAGATTAAAAATGCCTCCACAGCCGTTCAACATCACGCCGACGCCGGTGTCGCCGACGAATCCGACGCCGCCGTCGCAGCCCGCGGGCGGCAATCGCGCGTCGCTGCCGGGACCACGCTTCGGCAAGCCGATGCCGCCGGATCCGACGCTGTCAGCGCCCACCGGCAAGACGCCGCACCATCGCTCGAGCTTGTTCGCGAAGGGCAAGACGAACAAGGGCAAGCACATCATCCCGAAGGCGAAGTACGGCACGGGCCGCGCGAAGCCGACCGCGGAGTACTGACGTGCCCGACGTCAGCAAGGCGCAGCGCAAGTTGATGCTGGCGACGGAGCACGGCTGGAAGAAGCCCGGCGGCGGCGGACCGTCGCCCGAGGTCGCGGCAAAATTCACCGCAGCGGACAAGGCCAAGGGCAAGCGGTACGTCAACGCGCTGCCCCAGCGCAAGACGAAGCCGCCGCGGTTTGCATGACCGAATCGTTCGGCATCTCGGTCGCGCTCGCGCAGTCGTTCGTCGACAGCGAGTTCGGCATGCGCTTGTGCGAGCCGTTTCCGATTGGCACACTGCACCGCGGAAATCTCCTCTACCTCGTGGCGTGGCAGCGCAAGTACCGGCCCGTCTACAAGCGCCGCACGCCGAAGCACAGGAAGCGCAAGCATGGCTGAACAAGACCTCGACGAATTGCAACGTGCCGCCGACGAACGCATCGCCGCCGCGCATGCCGCCGAGGCGGACCTGCTCGAGCATTTGCAGAATCGTGGACTTGTGGAAGTGTGGAAAAAGGTCAAGGATGGCCTGCACTGCGAAAAATTCCTCGAGTCGCGCACCGGCAAGCATGTCGTCGACCGATTGGTCCGCACGATCACCGACGCGCAAGAGGCGTGGCTGCTCGCGGATGATCCGCTGGATCCGGAAGTGGTCAAGGCGCACCGGCGTGCGCAGGCCGCGCACATGGCGATCTTCGCGCTCGACGAAGTTCTCCTCGAAAGCAAGGAAGCGCAGAACGATCTCGAGCGCATCCAGAGGGAAGTCGGCAATGACTGAAGAGGCAATGATTCCGGTCGGCGACGTCCTCGAGCATCTCGCGCGCACGGCGCACGCGATGGAGAAAGACGGCGAGGGCTTCGGCTGCGTCGTCGTGCTGCTCGTCAACAAGCAGGGCGGCTGGGCCGGTGGCGTCGGCGGCGAGCAGGCGCTCGAGCTCGACAAGCTGCTGCTGACCGTGCGCGACTCCGTTGTGCGCGGCGAGAATTCCTTCACCCTCTTCACGAAACGCGATCACCCAATTGAACCGAACGGCGGATGAGAGGCTGCGGCCATGGCAATCAGAGAGACAGCATCGAGCACCACGAAGGGCACCGGCACCGACACGTTGAAGATCAGGGGCGGGGGCGATCCTCGCGAGGTTGATCTGGAGCGCCCGCAGCGCGACATCATCGAGCGCAACCTCGATCCGAACGCGTCGCGCAAGGCGATCATCGGGCGCTACAACGCGCTCCATCAGGCCGAACGCGAGCAGGATCTTGCGGAGGTTCCCGGCGCGGCCGAACTGCAGGCCGGGTACGAGGAGGGTGGCGATGCCGTGGTTGCTGACGTCGCGACGGCGGGCGACAGCGCGATGCAGACGCCGCGCAATGTGGTTGCGGAAGAGCCGACGCCGGGTGTAGATTCCGGCGCGAGCGGCGACGAACTTGTCACGCTCAAGGTTTACGGCAAGGAGATCCAAGAGTCGCGCGCCGCAGTTGAAGCTGCAGGCGGCGTCGAGGCTCGACAGATCCAACTCGCCGCCGAGCACAAGCTGGAGCAGGGCGATCTCAACATCGCCCAAGCCGAGCGCGATGCTCACAGAGCACAAGAGCTCTCGCAGGTCGCGGCAGACAAGCGCCGCGCTTTCGAGAAGCTGAAGAAAGAACTGAACGCCGACAGCAGACCCACTGAACCGGCTTCAGCAACGGCCACCGGCTCCCCGGCGCGCCAACCCGCAAGTGCCGAGACCCCGGCACCCAAGGGACCAGTAGACCGCACCAAGATTGAAAATTTGGTGACCGAGCTCTACGCGGGAGATCCCGACCGTGCCGTAGCGGCCATGGCGGAAGTGCTTGAAGCGACTCATCGTTCACCGGGTGTGGACGTCGACAAGCTGATTGCACTGGAGCAGGCGAGGTTCGAGAAGGAGTGGGCAGAGAGGGAATCTGCCGCTGCGACGAAGTCGCAGGTCGACGCGGTCAATGGGCTGATGCAGGATCGGTACAAGGTCATCCTCGACGATCCGACGCTGCGCAAAGATTGCGCCCACCTGTACAACGCCGAAGTGGCGGACGCGAAGAACCGCGGCAGGCCATGGGTCGTCATCGCTGACGAAGTTGCAAAGCGAGTGCTGGGTCGAGCAGGTATCGTCGATGCACCGAATGCCGATGTCACGGCAGCGGTCCACACACGCACCAACTTCAAGCGGCGCATCCCGCAGCCTTCGACGGCATCGGACCGGGTTCCCGCGCAAGAGGTCGTGCCCGACTACCCAACCTCACCGGCAGACGTGGTCAAAATGTACCGCGCCTCGCGACATCAGCCCGTGTACTGACAAACGCAGTACACGAGGGTCGGCGGGGGCGGGCCTGATGAGGAGTCACCCCCATGGCGGGTCAAATTTGGAGTGTGAACGCGCTCGGCGGCTTCATGTTCGCCCCCGAGTTGTCGAACGTACTCCGCATGTCCGTGCTGCCGGTCGTGAAATTCCGGCAGTTCTGCGATGCGAAGGACGCCACCGACAAGGGTCTGCAGCGCGGCGACACGTACTCGTTCAACGTCTACTCACGCGCGCAAACCAAGGGCGCGCCGCTGAACGAAACGAACGCCATGCCCGAGACCAACTTCATCATCACGCAGAAGAGCGTGACGATGACGGAGTACGGCAACTCCGTTCCCTTCACCCAGAAGCTCGACAACCTGTCGCAGCACCCGGTGCAGGAGATCATCCACCGCGTGCTGAAGCACGACTGCAAGCAGGCGCTCGACATCCAAGCGTGGGCGCAGTTCAACTCGACCGGACTGAAGGTCAACAGTTCGGATGCTGCGGCGAGCGCGGGCGCGTCGATCGTGATCAGTTCGTCGCCCGGCACCGGCTCGATCGGCGTCGTCAACAACTGCCCGTTCGCCAAGGGCCACCTGCGGTTGATCGTCGACAACATGAAGGAGCGCAACATCCCGGCCTTCATCGGCGATGACTACTACTGCATCGCGCGGCCGACGACCTTCACGTACATCAAGGGTTCGGACCCGGCCAACCCGCAGTTGGAGCAGACGTATCAGTACACCGAGACGGGCTTCGGCATGATTATGAACGGCGAGATCGGCCGCTTCTACAACATGCGCTTCGTGGAGCAGACGCACATCCCGAAAGGCGGTGCGGAAAACTTCACGACGTTCAACCCGCAGACCGACACACCACAGCCGTGGTCGAACAACAAGTCGGACTGGATCTTCTTCTTCGGCGAAGACACTGTCGCCGAGGCCATCGCGATTCCCGAGGAGATCCGCGGCAAGATCCCCACCGACTACGGTCGGAGCAAGGGCATCGCGTGGTACGCTTTGCTGGGGTACGGGAGGACGCAGGGTGACAAGACTGCGGACGATTTCCCGAACTCCCGCATTCTGAAGTGGGAGAGCCAGACATGAGCTACGACACCTCCGGCATCCGCAACGTCTACAACTTCTCCGGCGTCAACAACGCCGCCTCGGCGGCGCTTGGCGCGATTCGCGTCCCGGCGGGCTGCCGCTTCGCTGCCATCGATGACATCTCGGCTGGCGTCGCCGCGGCAATTGTCGGCACGACGGCTGCCGGTCTCATCCAGATCGGCACAGTTGCGACGATCGCCAAGTACGCCGCGCAGGCTGTCGGCCCGCTGACCGGATTGCCCAACGTCGGTTCAGCGTACGGCAGTCAAGATCTCGATGGACGTGTCGCGGCCTACAACCCCGGCCTCGCTCCATCGGCAACGCAGAAGGGGCGCATCGACCTGATGCAGGATGGCGACACGCCGGGCGTGCTGCAGACAGCGTTGCGTGTGTCCAATGCTGCGGCCACAGGCACGCCTGCGGGCACGTACAACGTCACCATCACCGTCCGCTTCTGGTAATACAATCGGGGCCACCCGCACGACAAAGCGGGTCGCCCTACCGAGGAGAGCACCATGGGCAAGATGAGCTACCCCGGCGGCAACAACGCCGGTGACACTGAAACCACCAACGTCGAACCGGCGCTGCCGGGCACGCGCATCAAGACACCCGATCGCGGCTCGAGCACCGGCGCGAGTCTCGAGGACGGCGTTTCCTGCCGCGAAGAGATCCATTCGGTCACGCCCGAAGACATCGGCGCGGACACCGAGGGCGCGGGTCAGATCCACATGCAGCACCCGAAGACGAGCGCCGGTCGCGGCACCCGTTGGGGTTGAGGAATAACCGCAGAGTGAGGAAGGGCAGACCGGGCGACAGCCTTCGTGCGGCCCGGTCTTTTTTTCAGGAGGTGATCCATGGCGCGCAACACACTCACTCTGGGCTTCGCTCTCGGCGAAGGCAGCGAAGGCGATTCCGAGAAGGGCCGCGACTACACGCAGAAGACCAACGACGGTCTCGCGGGTGACAACGCCAGTCCGTTGCCCGGTGCGGATGTTGCGTGCGTCGGTTTCAAAGCGCCCGGCAAGATTCGTGATCCGGAAATTGGCGAAGGCGTCGCGTCGAGGCAGGCGATGGCTGATCAACTCGACGCCGAAGATCGCCTCTCATTCAAGCGGAGGTAATCGTGGACAAGGCAAACGAAATCATTGGTGAGCATCGCGGTCGCTGGGTCTGGGAAAGCAACACGTACACGTCGTACGGTGCGCTCATCCCGCAGGACGTGCTGATGACCGACGAGGCACGCAAGGCGGTCGACATGCCGCTCAAGCCGGACTACGAGGTGCTCGACATGACGCCGGTGTTGCCGCCCGAGGCGGTGCCCGCGCCGTACACGCTCTCGCCGGTTCCGCCGTACCCGACCCATCTGCCGAGCGATGGTCCGGCGCGGCCACCGACGGAGTATCCGGACGTGAAGCCGACGCATCCGATTGCGTTGCCACCGGGTGAGCCGGATCAGGGTCTGCCGGGCGCGCCGGGCACGCCGACGCATCCGATTGCGGGCGCACCGGGCGAGCCGAATCAGGATCTGCCGCCCGCGCCGGATCAAGGGCTGCCGCCCGTGGCGGGTTCGCCGGGCAGGCCGAGTCACCAGCCTGTTCCGCAGCCGCCGCAGCAGCCGGTGGCGAAACCGCAGCAGAGGCGATAACACCGTAGCGAGGTTCCCGCCGTGCAAACCTACCTCGACCTCGTCAATGCTTTCATCGTCGAGTTGGGAATCAACGGCGGGAACACGCTGGCGAGCGTCTCTTCAGGAACAAACAGCCTCGAGTCGATCCGCATCTGTGGCTTCATCGCAGACGCGGATTACGAGATCCAGTCGCTTCACCACAACTGGAAATTCCTCTGGCGGCAATTCGCCGGGACGCTCCAGCCGGGCTACGACACGCTCGCTTCGCCGACCTACGGCAACATCAGCGGCAACCCGCCGTTGAGCGCGAACATGTCGGTGTACCAGTTCCGCAAGATCGACCGGAAATCGCTCGTCTTCAACTACAGCGACGCCTCGATCGCGAACCGGCCGGTCTTTCAGGACTGGCGCAAGTTCGAGTACATGAACCAGAACCGCGGGCCGAAGTCGGTGAGCAACTCGCCGCCGTACTTCTCGCAGTCGCCCGGCGGTCAGATCATCGTGTCGACGCTGATGGCCTCGGCGACGCCGTACCGCTACGAGTGCTGGGGTCGGCCGATGCGGCTGAAGGACGACGGCGATGTCTCGCCGCTCACGCTCGCCGTCGCGCTCAACGACTCTGGCGCGAACATGGTGCCGCCGCGGCTGCAGAATCAGCCGTACCCATCGAACGACGGCATCGTGCCGACGAAGGGCGTGTTGCCGACGCCGACCGCACCGCAGCGGCTCGAGTCGTGCCGCATCATCATCGCGCGCGCGCAGGTGCTGTACGCGACGGCCGAGGGCGCGACCGAGATCATGCAGGCCGCGCTCGCGGAGTATCAGGATCTCCTCGAGGAGCTCCGCGCGGACCAGTTGCCGGGCATGGAGCACGATCGCGTCTCGGAGAACGACATCGAGATGACGGTGGAGACGGTGTGAGCAAGTCTCTCACCCAGTTCCGCGCCGCCATCGGATATCCGCAGGAAGACAACAACGCCTCGGAGCGATTCGCGCTCGGCGGTGGGTTGTCGATCGAGCAGGTCGCCGCGATCGGCGATCCGGCGAAACTGCTCTTCTGCAAGAACTACGAACCGAACTACGCGGGCGGCTACCGCAGCAAGGGCGGCTGCGAGCCGGTCGACGGCCACCGGCAGCCGAGTGCATTTGTATACATCCTGTACCCGGTGACGATCACGAATCCGGCGAACGTGCCGGGCTCCATCGGCGCGAATGTCCACATGGCCGACGGCTTGCGCGACGTGGGCCCGTTCTTCCTCGGCTGGGAAACGATCGGCGGGCAGAAGTACATCGTGCTCACGCACACGATCCGCTCGCTGATCACCAGCAGCTACGACCACAACCTCGTCTCCGGACGCGACTACCGCGAGAAGTTTCTCGACGTCGTCATGTTCCCCGTCGGCACGACGTTGTGGACCGGCCCGGCGTCGATCGCGCAAAACTTCGGCACCGTCACCGGACCTGCGGCCTTCTTCGGGGACGTCAGCAGGGCGGCGCTCTACATCCGCCTCGCGCGCAAGGTCGCACGGGATCTGATCCAAGGCATCGGGAATTTTCAGGGCATCGGCCGTGCGCTGGGCGGGTTCGACCTCAACGGTCGTGTGTTCGGCATCCGCGGCCTCATCAATCCGGTGGCCGACGCGGGCCTGTTCGTGGCGAAGGGGCCGGGCGATGGCACGGGTTCGCCGCTGATCGGCTGGAACCAGCTCGCGCTCGGTAGCATTGTATACTTTGTCAACAACAACAACCCGGCCCTCGTCGAAGGGGCGACCGTCACGATCGGCGCGACGAGCATGATCGCCAAGCGGATCAACACGCAATTTGGCACGGTCGGCGGCGGCGATGCGTGCGGCTACTTCTCGACCGGCCCGGCGGGCATCACCGGCGGCGCGGTCGGCAACGGCGTCGCGATCCAAGTCGGCGGCGTCACGGTCGCGACGACACCCGCGGCCGGGCCTGTGGTCAGGGCGAACCGCCTCCCGGCGGGCGGCAACTACCGCTTCCGCCGCTGGAACTTCGGCGGCAATGCGTACGACACGCGCATGTACGGCATCAGTGGACTCGACACGGCGTTCGAGATCTGGCTGCCCGCGAACGCGGTGTGGTCGACGGCCGTCTTCACGCCGCTGATCACCGGCCAAGGTCTCGACGTCGCGACGTTCAACAACGCGCCGGTGCTGGACACGCCGAACATCATCGCGATCGCGCACGACCAGTTGTTCGTCGGCTACCCCGGCGGCAACCTGTCGTACTCCGGCTACCAGACCCCGGCGGATTGGCAGTTCGTCGAGGGAGCCAACCAACGCTACCTCGGCGAGGACATTACCAACATCATCGAGAACATCAACAACACGGTGCTCATCACGACGCGCAACCGCACGCGGATGCTGTACGGCGACGTCACCGAGCAGTACCAGTTGCGCGACCTCAACACCGAGGCGGGCGCGTACGCCTTCACCGCCGTGCCGATCGGCGGCGTCGCGCTCCTCTCCGACGAGGGCGTGAACTTCTACGACCAGCAGACCGAGTTCGGCAACTTCGGCGGCATCAGCCTTTCGCAGGACATCAACACGCTGCTCAAGTCGTACATGTCGACCGGCGACGGCCCGCTCGAGGCGACGCAACAGCGCGACCACAGCCTGTACCGGCTGTACTTCGACGGCGGCACGTTCTTCTCGTTCTGCATCGTCGGCAAGGAGCTCAAGGGCATCGGCAAGTGCGACATGGACCTCGGCTCGAACATCGTGATCTTGGAGACGACGGCGGGCACCGACTACAGCGGCAGCCTGCACACCAACTTCGACAGCACCGCCTCGTTCGTCGTGCGCAACCATGTCGTGCGACCGGTCGGCGCGCAGAGCCTGTCGATCCACACGGTCAACCAGACGATCGACCCGGCGAAGTGGCCGGTCGGATCCAACGTCTACGCCGACAATGTCGTCGTCGGCACCGTGCAGAGCGCCGCCGTCAACAGCGCGCGCAACTTCTGGTCGGCCGCGAGCACGGTCACGAACGGCAACTACAACCTTGCGCCGGGCGAAAAAATATACTTTTGCGGCGACGACGGCTACCTGTACGAGGACGACGTCGGCGGATCCTTCGGCTGCCTCGGCACGCCGATCGCGTTCTCGCTGCAGAACCAGTTCTACTGCGGCCAGCAAAACATCGACAAGATGAAGTACTACCGGCGCGGCGACTTCGACGTGATCGGTGCCGATGCGTTCACGAACCTGTCCATCGCCGCGGAGTACGACGACGGCTACGGCTACCGCTCGCCGGAAAAACCGGAAGTGGTGACGCGCGCGATGACGCTGTCGTTCTTCGACCAGATGGCGCTGTACGGCACCGGCTTCTACGGCGGCGCGGGCAAGAACGTGATCCGCAAGATGCTGCACGGGCAGGGCGTGGGCATCTCGATCCTCGCGTTCGGCGAGTCCGACATCGCATTCCCGCACACGCTGCAGGCGGTAAAGTTGAACTACGCCACGCGCACGCGGCAGGGCTGGAGGTAGCGATGGGCAAATTGTATACACCGCAGTTCGTGCAGGCGTTCGGCAGCGTCAAGAACTCCGACGTCAACACGAACCTGTCGCTGATCCGCGATGCGTTCAACAACTTGAGCGCGGTCGACTCGACCGGCGGCGGCTACACGTTCGTCTCGACCGGCGGCGTGAGCAACGTGCTTGTTGACCTGTCGGCGGTCGGCTACAGCGGCTTCAACTACGTCAGCGTCACGCTCCCGGCATTCGCTGCCGTCGGCGATCCGCCGGTGACGGTTACCGTCGGGCAGGGATCCACCGTCGGCACGGTGGTGTCGAGTTGCCAAGTCCTCGGCGGCGGCACGCCGATCATGGGCATCGTGTCGGCCAACGGCCAGCCGTTCCTGACCGCGAGCGGCGACAGCCTGACGTTCCAGTACGTCGGTGGCACCTGCGGCTGGGCGATCACCAACAGCAGCCTGTCGGCGCTCGCCACGCCGCTCGGCGTCACGACGGTGCAGGGATGGAACGCCATCAACCTCGTCGCGTTCCATCGCCTCGAGCAGGTCGTCGACACGACCGCGCTGGCGTACACCGGGTTGCTGCTCGACGGCATCAACGTGCCGGGGCTGTGGACCGCGTTCACGCAAGCACCGGGATCCTTGCCGAAGACGCTCAACGTGGCGGGCACGATCAACGGCGCGGCGGGCTACGTGATCCCGGTCACACCGAACATCCGCCACCTGTTCACCTGCATCGCGACGAACAACTTCGTGCGCACGACATGACACAAGTCGTCAACCATCCGCGCTACACGCCGATCGGCGTTGCCGTGCTGTCGATGATCAAGCCGGAAGCGCCGGTCGACGCGCCGGAAGCGCCGGACCTGTTCAACGCCGAGCTCCGCGCGATCGCGGCGGCGTTCGATTCGCTGTCCGCTCTCCCGGTCGCCGCCGCCGGTGGTGCGAGCCAGATCGCGCTGCAGTGGAACGCGCGCAACGTGCTCGTCGACCTGTCGGCGGCAATCAACAGCGACGGCGCGGTGGAGGTCTTCCTGCCGGAAGGGCCGGGCATCGGGGATCCGCCGTGCATCATCGAGGTGCAGAAAAGCGGCTACCACACGGCAGGCTCACATCTTGAGACGGCGGTGGTGATCTCGACGACCGATGTCGACCAGTCGCTGATCAACGGCGTCGTGCCGGACAACGTGACCGGCTACAACCGCGTCGCGCTGTACAACCCCGGCGATCGCGCCGTGTGCCGTTACCTCGGCCCGGTCGTCGGCTGGCGCACGTTCCTGCTGCTCGGCACGGTGGTGAATCCGAACGTGCCGTTCACCGCGCCCGCGCGCGCGGCGTTCCCCGGCCCGTGGCAGAAGTCGATCCTCACGAGTGGCGCGGTGTATCCGCTCGACGGCATCACGATGCCCGGCCAGTGGTTCGCGATGACGAGCGTTGGCGGCATCATCACGCTCGGCGACTCGAGCTACACGTTCAACGGCGCGCCCGGTCCCTTCGTGATCAGCGACGTCTACGTCGAGCACCTGTTCACGCTGACCGACGTCAAGACGTTCGAGGTGGCGTGATGGCCGAGCAGCCGGGCGACCAGCGAGTTCGCAAACGAGTCACGACGCCGGGGCCGAAAGGCAAGACCGCGGTCGGCACGTACTCGATCTCGAATCCGAGCATGGGGTTCTGCAACAAGCACTACATCACGGTGCTGCTCACGCCCGGCTCGAGCGCGGGCAGCTTCAGCATCCGCGGCGAACCGGCGGGCGTTGGTGTGGATCTCGGCACGACCGGCTTCACGAAGATTGAAATTGAAAATGTGAACATTGCGACAGCGACCTGCCTGCAGTTCGAAGTCGCGGGTTTTTTCGATGCGTTCGCGCTGATTGTCAGCGCGCCGATCACGGGCACGTCGCCGGGCATCGGCTTCGTGGTGAACTCGACAATTATCGGTTGAACGTCTTTCAGCAGTAGTATCCAGCCGCAGCCACAGGAGGCGCGCCATGCCTACCGCACTCAATCCTGCAGCACCCGCTGCGCGTCCCGCTACTGCTGCTCCTGCAGCGCCTGTTGCGCGTCCCGCCCCGGCCCCCACGCCGCAGCCGGTCGTCAACAACACCGTGACGGCGGCACCGCGCACCCCGCAACCCGCGCCGCAGCCAGCAGCGGGCCTGACCGTAGCGCCTTGGAAGCCGACCGCAGCGACGGCGGCACCGGGCCCGAGCGCGCCCGGTTCGTTCACGCCGATGAAGGCCGGGCAAGAGATCCCCGGCACTCTGCCGTTGCAGGCCAGCATCGACGCGATGAAGGCGCAGGGGTTCGGATCATCGTTCAAGCCGCCGCCTCCGACGCAGCCGCAGCCTCGTCTCAGCGTGGCCGCACGACAGGCGCGCGACAACGCCAGCGGGCTGACTGCCCTGCGCACGAAGATGGGCATGCAGCCGACGGCGGGACAGGCCGCGGCCGAGGCGATCTTGGGATCCGGCGGCGACCCGAAGGCGTACATGGCCGCGCGCGGGGCCACGCCGATCGGCACGATGGGCAGCGGCCAGCCGAAGCCACGCGCACGCCCGACGGCACCGGCGGCGGTCACCCCGAACAAGGGCCGCACGAGCTCGATGCAGCGCCGCGGCATCGGCGCAGGGCAAGCGCCGGGCCAGCCCGTGCCGGGCAAGAAGGCCGGGCCCGTCACGCCCGCGCAGGCCGCGCAGAACTTCATCGCAGGCCGCGCGAACAAGGCCCAGCCAGCACCCGTCGCGGCACCGCCTGTCGCTGCGCAGCCCCGGCCCATCGCCGCGCCGGTCGTCCGGTGACCGGCCATGGTCGACAAAACCGCGGCTGATTTCCTCAACGAGGCGGGAGCCACGATGGACCCGTCGGCGCTGGCACTGCCTGCGCCGCCACGCCCGTGGCAGCCGGGCGACACCGGCGCGATGCCCAGCACCACCACCGCGGCGACGACGACCGGCGCAACGGGCACGACTGACGCCGCAGCGGCTGCAGGCGCTACGGGGGCCACCGGGGCCGCTACGACGGCACCGGGTGCGACCGGCGCGGCTCCTGCGCCCGCTACGGGGGCCACAGGGGCAACGGGAGTTGCGGCAACTCGAGCCGCGGTCGCCGGTGGCGCACCGACGCAGACGTTCCAACGGCTGACCAACGCGCAGTACAAGGCGCTGTCTCCGGCCGACCAGAAGGCGTACGACAGGAAGAAGGCTGCCGCCGCTTCAGCGGCCCAAGGATTCTCGGATCCGCCGGTCAGCCAGAACCTGTGGGCCTCGATGTCGGCCGACCAGCGGCAGGCGTACATCGCGGCGCATCCGAATTCGCCGGAAGCGGCGGGCAAGGGTGCGGCGCTGGGCACATCCACCGCGAGCTCGAGTTCGTCAACTGGGTTCGCGGCTGGCTACACCGCGCCGCCCCCGGCGAAGGCCGAAGATTATCAGGCTCCGGACAAGAGTTTCATCCCGAAGGTGCCGGACGACGAGCCGACGGCCACCCCGTGGGACGTCACGCCCGAGCAGACCGTGCAAGGGCAGATGAAGCAACTGACGACCGACCTGCAGACCAATCCGGTCTACCAGTCACTCGCCTCGGCGGTGAAGCGCGCCAGTGCAGCCGCCGGTGGCGGCAACAGCCTGATGGCCGAGACCGCGGCCTACGACAAGGTCATCGGGCTGGCGTTCAACGTCGCCAGCGCCGACGCCGCGACGTTCGCGAAGAGCGCCGAATTCAACGCGACGATGAAGAATCAGTTCAGCCTCGCGACGCAGCAATTCATGCACACGGCGCTGCTGTCCGACCAGAACTACAAGCAGTCGCAGGTGCTGCAGTCGGAGCAGATCAAGGGCAACCTCGATTCGGTCGATCGGCAGGTGGCCGGGCAACTGGAATCCACGCGCGTGTCGGCGGCGGCGCAGGTCGAGGCGGCGGGCGAGATGGCGGGCGCGCAGATCTCCTCGTCGTCGATCTCGGCCGAGGCGTCGATGGAGAACGCGAAGCTCGCTGCGGCAACGTCGCTGTCGGAAGCGGATCTGCAGCGCAAGACCACGCTCGACGCGATCGACCTCAACTTCAAGTCGGCGTGGTCGCTGGGACAGGAGCAAACCGCGGGCGAGCTCCAGAGGATCGGTGCGCAGACCGGCGCGACGATCGCGATCAACGCCGACACGTTCGTCAAGCAGGCGACGCTGGCGCGGCAGTCGGACATGTCGACGGGCCTGAACCAACTCGAGGCGAACCTGACGGCGATCAGCACGATGCCGGGCCTGACACCGCAGCAGCAGGCGAACGCCGTCGAGACCGCCACCAGTTGGCACAAGACCGATCAGGCGCTGAAGGACGCAAGCTGGGACACGATCACGCACGGCGCGCAGGACGGCACGCTCGCGGGCGCAATCGATCCGAACAACCCGCTGCCCGGCGCACCGGCCGGGGCAACGGCGAGCAACCCGTACGGGGTCTACGGCAACTACATGGTCTACCCCGGCTACGACATCAGCCCGGCACCGGAGATCGGCGGCGCGATGAGCAACGTCGGCGAGCAGAATCAGACGGCGCAGCCAACGGGCACCGGGAGGTTCGTGCCATGATCCGCCGCGCCACCTTCGACGACATCGACGCGATCATCGCGCTCGGCACGGTGCTGGTCGGACGCAGCGCGTACAAGCACACGACGATCTCGTACAAGGCATGCGTCGACCGGCTGTTGCGCGCGATCCGCTCGAAGAACGAGTGGCTCGGCGTCGCGGTATACAAAGGGAAAATTGTCGGCTTCCTGATCATCGTGCTGGTGCCGTACTGGTGGAGCTCCACCGAAAAGTACGCGCTCGACGATGGCCTGTTCTGCGTGCAGCCGGGCCTCGGCCGCAAGCTCGTTCAAGCCGGATCCGAGTGGGTCGCGATCCATGGAGCGAAGGAGTTCCTCGTGTCGTTCACGTCGCGATTCCACAACGCGCGCAGTGCGATGGCCCTCATGGCGAAGTCCGGTTTCGTCGAGCGCGGACTCGTGATCTCGATGGATCCCGGCACGAGGGTGAGGAGAGTGAAATGGGCGGCTTAGTCAAAGGCGTGAAGAAGGTCTTCAAGGCCGTCGGCGGCTTCGTCAAGAAGTACTGGAAGCCGATCCTGATCGCGGCGGCGATCTACTTCACGGCGGGCATCGCGCTCGCGGCCATGCCCGCGACGGCAAGCTTCGCGGCAGCGATGCCGGGATTCGGTGCGACCGGAATTTTCTCGAGCGCGGCGACGGCGATCGGTTTCGGTGGTGCTGAAGGCGCGGCGAACGTCGCGGCCGGGTACGGCATTTTCGGCAACGCTGTAGGTGCTGCAGGTGCTGCGGCTGCGGGCACGACCGCGCTCGCGGTCGGCGCTGAAGCGCCCATCGCGGCTGAGACCGGGCTCTCTTCGGCCGTCTCGGTCGGGGCTCCGCTCGGCGGTCTGGGCGCTGAAGGAACCGGCACCGCGGGCCTTTCCACTTGGGGCGCAGGAGAAGCCGCTGCGGGTGGCGCGAGCACGTTGGCTCCCGGCGCGGGCGTGATGCTCGCGGACACCGCGCCGTCGGTCCTCAACGCGGCGGCGACAGGAGCGATCACCAACAGCCCCGCCGAGGCGGGCGGCTTCCTCAACACCGCGAAGAATTTCTGGAGCGGCATGAGCTCGTCGGACAAAGCGATGTTCGGCGCGACCGTGTTCAAGGGCATCTCGGGCCTGCTCGCGCCGGGACCGACGAAAGCGCAGCAAGGCTTGTGGCCGGGCGGCGCGTTCTTCGGCATGGACGAGAAGGGCAAGGGCGTCGACCTCGGCCAGACGTACGCGAACGCGCAGGCTGCGCCGGTGAAGACGGCGACGTCGACCTCCTCTGGCGAGGGCGGCGACGCCGAAGCCTCCGCGTCGACACCGCTCACGGGCGCAGCGCCCGCACCGACCCCGGCGCTCGCTGCCGGTGGCGACACGTCGCAGGCGCAACCGCAGCAGCCCTCGCCCGCGGCGTCGGCGCAAACAGGATCCTCGTTCCTGCCGACGGCAGGCACCGGCGCGGCGACCGCGCAGCAGGCGACGCAGACGCAGGAAGACTCGCTGCAGAGAGCAGGCGCGGCGAACGCTGATTTCATCCAGCAGACGATGGCGCGCCTCGACCCGAGGAACCGCAATGCAAGCAACGCCTGATCAAGCACTGCCGCCGGATGCTGGCGCGCCACCACCGGACGCCGGAGCCGCACCGCCTGATGCCGCAGCCGCAGCGCCGGATGCTGGCGCGCCTGACGCTGGGGCCGCACCGCCCGCGGATCCGAATTCGTTCACCGGCGGCGAGTCGTTCATCCCGTCGGGCGCGCAGACCGCGGGCCCGCCCGGCGATCACCCGATGAGCGAGCAGCCCGAGGCTGCCGACGACACGCAGGTCACGCCGGAAGAGCAGAAGCAGTACGAGGATTTCGTGACGCGCGCGAAGCTCTTCATCCACGACGCGCGCGTGCCGAAGGACAAGAAGGGCGGCATCCGGCCGAACGGAAAAGCGCCGCGCGACGTGATCATCGATCACCTCAACGTCAAGGGCATGTCGGCAGCCGATGCGGTCGGCCGCACGACCGCGCAGGTGTGCTGGATCATGTACATGAACGCCAAGCGTCAGGGCTACCCGTACACGCCCGACGTGCTCTACCACGGTGCCGACGAGATCATGTCTGACCTGTATCAGGTCGGCGTCGCCGCCAAGGTGATCAAGAACCCGCCGCCGGACGGCTCGGTGGAGGAGCAGCACCTGCTCGGCATGGCGAAGCTCGTCGCGTGCAAATTCTTCGGCCAGAACCTGATCGACACCGGGCAGGCGAATCAGCAGGAAGCGCAGCAGTACTACCTCGCACAGATCCAGCGCGAGGGCGAGAGCGGCGAGCTCGACAACTGGGATCCTTCGAAGCAGTTCACGCCCGCGCAGTTGTCAGGGTTCCTGTCGAAGGCCGCGAAGGGCGACGCGCAGATCAAGGGTCGGCCGATGCCGAGCTCGATCGCCGACTTCGCGGCAGCCGGTCGACCGCAACTCGTTCCCACCGACGGCAGCGACCAAGGTCCGCCGCCCGATCAGGGCGCGCAGGGTGCGCCACCGCCGGACCAAGGCGCGGCACCACCGCCTGATCAGGGCGCGCCGCCGCAAGCCGCCGCAGCGGCGGGAGGTCAGTGATGGCATTCGGTTCCTTCAAGTCATTCGGTGGCGGCGGTCGCGGTGGAGTCGTCGGTCAGCAGCCGGGCGGTCTGTCGGCGATGTTCCTCGGTCTCGGCGAAGGGCTGGGCGAGTGGGCGAAGTCGCGTGCAGCAAGCGAGCTCGAGGAGAAGCGTGGCTCGCGTGAAGATGCGCGTGCGCTCGCCGAGCGTGCATCGCGCGAGAACATCGAACGCTGGCGCAACACGGCAGAGGCCGAGCGCGAGGCGACGCGACAGACCGGCGAGACGGAGCGTTCTGACAAGTCAAATCTGCTGCGCGTACAAGAAGCTGCGCTGAACTACAACCGCGAAATCGCACAAATGGAGCAGACCGGGAGGTTTCAAGCGGGCGAGTTGAGGATCCGCGGAGCCGAAGCGGCGAATCAAGCGGCAGCGACAGCGAGCCTCACGACAGAGCGCGAGGCCATGGCGAAGGATCGGGAGGAATCCGCGAAGCTGCGTGCGAAGCAACAGGACTCGCTCGATGCCGCCGCCAAGCGCGGTGACGCGAAGGAAATGATCAGCGTTCTCGACTCTCAGGTGAACCCGTACAAGATCGCGGTGGACAACGCGCGCAAGGAGTACGAAAACCTCACCGCAGGCGGTCGCGCCGACGCCAGTGATCCGCTGCAGAAAGCGGCGAAGGACAAGCTCGAAGCGGCGACCTCGGCGTACTCCGGCGTCGTCGACACGCAGAAGGAAATCCGCGACAAGATCACATCAAATCTCGGCTACGGGCCGAAGCCACCCGACCCGTTCGAGACGCTCTCGCCGGACCGGAGAGCGTGGGCGGACAGGCAAGCACAGGCCACGCCGGGCAAGTCGCGCGAGGAGATCGCGAAGGCGGCGCAGGATCCAAGCCTGACGCCGGACATGATCAAGAAGGCGGTCACGACGCCGACACCGGCACCCGCGGCAGCGGATGCTGCCCCGGCCCCGCCTCCCTTGCTCGCCAAGCCCGCGCCCGCAGCACCTGCACCTGCACCAGCCGCGCCGGGCGCGACGAGCACAAGCTTCGTGTCACCGACCGGCGTGGCGGATCCGAACGCGCCGCCGACGCCGACGGCCATGGATCCGAACGCGGCGCAGGTCGCCTCTACCACAAGTCCGCCTCCAGATGCTGCTATAGCACCTTCCGGCACTGCTATAGCAGCGCCTGACGCCGCTGCTGCGCCGCCGGACGACCAAACCTCGAAGTGGGAGCAGACCGCGCAGGAGTTGCCGCAGTCGCCGGACGGTCAGGGTGTGCTCGCCACGCTCTCTCGCCTCGCCGACGCCAAGCAGGGACCGGTCGCCGACAAGATGCGCCGCGCCGCGGAGATCCAACTCGACAACCAGTATCCTGACCAAGATAACGGCGGCTTCATCGACTACTTCCTCGACCAGAACTCGCAGCAGCAAGTGGCGTGAATGAATGGCAGGCGAATTCCAGTTCGATCCCGAAACTGGCCTGCTGGCTGACAGCGGTCAGCAGGGCTTCCAGTTCGATCCAAACACCGGGCTGTTGGCCGACTCGCCCGCGGCACCAACGCCGCCACCTGCGCAGCCCGCACCCGACGACTGGTGGGGCGACTACTGGGGCCACCTGAAAGATCACGCCTCGCGGGCGTACAACAACTCGCTCGACGGCAAGCCCGTCTCAATGCCTGAGACGGATCCGATCACGGCGAAGGATCTCCTCGACAAGCGCACGGCGCTGCAGCAGCAGATCTTCGACGGCGCGGATCCGAACACCGACGGCGAGACGAGAGCGCAGGCGAAGCTCGCGGCGCAGCGCCTCGCGAAAATCGACCACGTCCTCGGCACCATGGGCACGCCAACCGGCGAGCTCGCCACCGGCGTGCAGAAGCCCGGCGACATCATCGATGCGCTCCCGCACGAGAAGCTGATGGCGAGCGATCGCTACCAGCAGGCGTACGACGCGGCCAGCCCGGTGCTCGGTGCCGATGACGCGCACGCGTACGCGAAGAACGTCGTCGCCAACGACGCGCACTTCATCCCGTACATGTCGGACAGCATTTTTTCGGATCTCATGGGCGCGCCGAAGGCGACCGCGTTCGACAAGAACTACAACCCGCCCGCACCGCCGACACCGCAAGCAGAACTCTCTGCGGTCGAGCCGGGCTACGCGTCCGAGACCGCACCCGATTTCGGCACCGGGAAAGTCTCAAAAGAGGAGCTCGCGGCGTTCGGTCGAACGACGGCGGGGCGCTACGGCCAGATCGTTGCCTACGACGTCCTCGAGGGCACCGAGGAATTCGCGAAACTCCCGGCGCTCACCGCCGCCGGGGTGCTGTCGATCTTCGGCGACCATGCGGAGGCTGCGCGCGATTTCCTGTTCAAGTACGGCGTCAAGCCGCAAGACGACATGGTCGCGATGGCCGAAGCGAACAAGCCGCTCCCGGTAGGCATCGGCGAGCAGGCCGTCGACAAGGTTGCGAAGATGATCCCCGGCCTCGTTGCGATGGCCGCGACCTACAACCCCGAGATGCTCCTGACGCCAGCGACAGAGCTCTTCAGCATGCCGTTGTGGCGGCAGGTCTGGCAGCAGGCGGTCGAGACTACGGTGCAGCAGATGCCTGCCGGTGCGGTCGGTTCCCTGCCGGGCGCAATCGAGCGCGGGCAGCAGATCGCGGAGAAGGGCGGGTCGGCAGCGGCGACCGCGCTCGGCACCGCGGAGGAGCTCGCGACAGGCACGGTGCAGATGTCGATGCCGATGGCGCGCGGCGGCGCGTGGTGGGAGAAGGCGATCAGCGGTGGCAGTGCGTTCACCGCGCAGGACATCGCGGCGTCGGCAGCAGCAGGCCAGCCGATCACACCGGCGAGCATCATCGCATCGATGGCCGTCGGCGCGGCCATGGGCCAGATGCACCAAGAGCAGCAGAAGATCCTGCTGCCGAAGTTCGCGAACGCGATGTCGGCGCTCGAGCACGATCCGGAGAACATGTCGCGCCTGACGTGGGTCGCCGAGACGATGAAGGACAAGGGTGCGGCCGGAGGGCTCTGGGCGACCGCCGAACTGCACAACATCACGGTCAAGGGCGAGACGCGCGACGAGGCCGCGTACCAAGAGTGGAAGGCGGCGAAGGCGGTCACCGAACCGACCGCCGCAGAGCAAGCGCCGGGCGAAGGGCAGACGACGCTGCAGGCAGCCGAGGATCTCGTCGGCGCGCCGGGCCAGCCGCTCAACGTCACGCCGCCGCCCATCGGCTCGCCGGGCGCGCTCGACACCACGGCGATCCACGTCCTGCCACCGCTGCCGCCGGACGAGCATCCCGGCGCACAGGTGCCGCCAGCGCCGGAGGGCGAGCCGATCCCTGCCACGGGCCTCGAGGCGGTCGCCAAGGAGCGCCTGCAGCCGCCTGTAGCGCCGGTGGGCGCGCCCGCGGTGCGCGTGACCGACGTGCAGGCCACCGAGGCGGCGCACGCGCAGGCAGAGGCCGACCGCGCACGGCAAGAGGCTGAGATCGAGCACGAGCGGCAGTCTGGGGACGTCCAGACCGCGGCCTCAATCGCAGCGAGCGAAGACGCAGCGCGCGAGGCTGCTGCGCGCGGCCAAGGCCCGCCGATCCCGACCACGCTGGCCGCGGCCATGGAGACGGCCAAGCGGGTTCCACCCAAGCCGAAGCCGGAGCCGCCAAAACTGACAGAAGGCACGGTCACCGGCGGCGAAGCGCCGACGCCGGTCCGCGAGGGCGAGCAAACGATCGAAGGGCATCGGCCCTCGCCGCCGACGAGTCCCGAGTTTCAGCTTTCCGAGAAGGCACTGACAAAAGGGCCGGAGGTGAAAACCGAGGCTCCGGATCTGCGTCTGGCGGCACCCGAGGGCGAGGAGCCGGAGTTGAAGCAGGCGCTGGGCGCACCCGCGGGCGACACCGGGATCCCGAAGGATCTGCCGTCGGCGAAGACCGAGCAGACCGACAAACTCTCAGCGGCGCTCAACGAGCACGCTCCGGATCCGACCGGCGCGAAGATCGACCTCGAGGAGATCCACCGCGATCACCTGCCGCCGGAAGTGCAGACCGCGATCAACGAAGTGGAGAAGTTCACAGGTACACAAGTTCACGTCATCCGCGACAACACGCCGGGCTGGGAAGGCCGCGTGCGTTTCAACGGCGCGATGTACAACGGCCATCTCTTCGTCAACGAGAGTTCGCAGCATCCGATCGTTCACACCTTGGCGCACGAATGGACGCACCAACTCAAGCGCACAGCGCCGCCGCTCTACCAGATCCTCGAGAACGAGATCAAGCGTCAGGGCGGCGTCGAGGCGTTCGGCCAGAGCGCGGTAGGCCGCGGCTACAGGCCGGAGAAACACGCCGAGGAATTGACGGCCGACACCAACGGCGACGCGCTCGGCGATCGCGCATTCATGGAGCGCATGGCGAAGGAAAACCCGACCGCGTTCGGCAAGCTCGCATCGTCCTTCGGCAAGTACCTCGACACGTTCCTCGGAAAGGTTTCCGACTACGGCACCAATCGGTACGTGAAAGATGTCGACGCGTACCGGCAGGTGCTGTCGGCGGTGATGCACACGCACGCGTTCGACGCCGGGATCAAATCGGGCACGATGCGTCGCGTCGGCGCGCCATCACTCCGCAAGGCTCCGGACGACGAGGAGGAGCAAGCGGTCGCTGCAGCCGCGGGCAAGGCCGAGAGGACAACCTCGCCGGAGCAGCTTGGCGGCTTCGGCCGCGGCGGCGAAGTTGCGGACAACGCGCGGTATCAGGGCGGCGCTCGAGCCGGGCAATACATCGGCGCACCGGCGAAGTACAACACGCCCGCGAAGATCGGTGGCCTGCGCCGACTGTTCCGCCAACTGACGCAAGAAGGCGAGAGCGGCAGGTACTGGTACAGGGATTCGGGCGCATGGATCCTGCAGCACGCGGGCAGCGTCGAGGAAGCGCGCAAGCTCGCCAAGGTGCTCGCGATCTACTCGCCGCAAGCGAAGGTCGACGCCAACACCACGATGGCCCTGCATGCGTGGGAGCAGTACAAGGCGGGCCAGCCGATCAACGCGAAGACCGGCGTGCAGGATGCGTACGCCTCTCGCGTGCTGTACGGCGACGGCGTGTTCGAGGGCGGCGAGAAGACCAACAACTTCTACAACAACCTCATGCGCCATGTGGATCCGGCGTCGCACGCGAAGCAGGGCGCGACCATCGATCTGTGGATGATGCGCGCAGCCGGATATCACACCGACTCGCCAACGGATGCGGCCTACCGCTTCGTCGAAAACGAAGTGAACCGCGTCGCGCAAGAGATGGGCTGGAGCCCCGAGGAAGTGCAGGCCGCGATCTGGGTCGCGATGAAAGCGCGCACCGAAAACAAGGGCGTGAAGGAGCGCACCGAAGCCGAGTCGACGAAGAAAGGCTACATGCGCTACGACACGAACCCGAAAGGCGAGGAGGTTCGCAACGTCCTCGACGAAGGCAAGCATCGCGGGGTCTGGCTCAAGCATGCGATGGCGCTCGACGTGTCGGCCGAAGACACGCGCGCGGCGTCGTACGATTTCGGCAACGCGCTGAACGATCGCGCCGCGCAACTGAGCCACGAGTCGATCCCGTCGGTGGAGTCTGGCGTGCTGCCGGGGATCCACGATGCGCCGATGGAGCAGAAGATCGAGTATCACCGCGCGATTCAGGACGCGCTGAAGAACGAGGATGGCCGCGACGCAATCGACACCGAGGTGGGCCCGTTCGCTGGTCCCGGCGTCGAGGGCTTCTCCGGATGGGAAGGCAAGTCGACCGTCGGCACGCAGCACGCGCAGCCGATCTACACGAAGGACGGCAAGGTCAGCGAGAACTCGCGTCGGCTGATCGAGCTCTCGCAGTCGATCCGCGGGCAACTGCTGAACCAGAAAGCGATGGCGTGGCACTACCCGATCTACGACGGCTCGAAGTACGTCCAGAACGGGGCCGAGATCAACCTCGGGCGGCACCTGACCGAGGAGGAAAACGCGGCGTTTTACACCGCCCTCGCCAAGCACCTCGGGCACAGCGAAGCACCACCGATCCCGACTGTCGACGGGCAGGGCGTGCGCGTCCTCAACTTCCCCGCGATTCCCAAGGGTCTCACCCAAGGCAAGCTCGTGTCGGTCACGAGGAAGGCGAATGACGATTTTCATTCAGCCGTCCAGATGGCTATACATGATCAACCATGGCACAATGAGGTGTCCGACTACACTCGCTTCCAGAGTGACGGCGAATACATCAGCAGCGAGGCAGCAAATGGACCAGCAAATTACCGAGGAAGAATCGAAGCGGCGTCTCGAGCGATTGAAGAAGCTCGACCACGTAGCTGGGCCGGACGATCCGATATACAAGACTGGATTGAGAAAGACCTCCGTCCCCGCGTTGACGCCGTCAACCAAGACTTCGCCAAACGCTACGGCTGGGACAAAGGCCGAGCCGAAGGCGTAACCGAAGCACCGGAGTTGAGCCTCGCGGCGGAAGAAAATGTTCCGCCGCACTCCGACAAGACCGAAGACGGCGAGCCGGTCAGGACGATCAAGTCCTCGATCGGCAACCTCCACATCGAGACCGACAAGGGGCAGACGCGCACCGGCACGACCGAGGAGGGCAAGCCTTTCTCGACCGTGATGAAGCACCCCTACGGCTACGTCGAGGGCGTGCCCGGCCGCGACGGCGGATCCATGGACGTGCTGGTCGCGGGCGAAGCCGCGGATCCATCGCGCCCGGTGTTCGTGATCCACCAGAAGAACGCCGCCGGTGGATTCGACGAGCACAAGGTTGTCGTCGGCGCGAAGAATCAGCGTGATGCCGAGCGTGCGTACCTGTCCGAATACCCGAAGGGCTGGGACCGCATGGGGCAGGTCGAGCAGTTCACCCCGGCGCAGTTCAAGGAGTGGGCGCGCACGACCGGCCGCGAGCAGGCGCAGGTCGGCAAGGTGGATCCGGCCGTGCCGCGCGCGAACATCCGCGGCCAGCAACCCGACGCCGTCGCGATGCACGCGGTCACCGACCGGGCGCTGCCGGAGCGCACCGCGAACGAGCATGGCCGTCTGGATCTGCCGAACGCGGTGAAGGGCATCGCTTCGCGCACGCAGTTCACGTCGGCCGAGGGCGGCGGCGGCAAGCACGAGACCGTGCTGCGCAATCTCTACGACGCGAAAGCAGATCCGCGCGGCCTGTTCGACATCGCGCGCGACAACCTCGACGCGCACTCGTTGCCCGTGGATCTGCCGCACATAATGAACGAGTTCGAGAGGCTCGTTATCTCGCACGGCTTCGATGGCTACAAGACGCCTGATGGTCAGGCAACCGTGCTCGGCGCGAAGGTGCCGACGCGCGCGAAGACAACGGAGGTGGGACATGGGCTGGCTACCGAACGCACCGAGTCTGGTGCAGGACGCATCACCGGCGTCGCCGGGGAAAATGCCGGGCGCGACAATGCACCCGTTCGTGAAGGCGAAACTACAGCACGCGCTGCTGAGACCAAAGGCGACGAAACAACCGGCGAAGGCACCGTCAAAGATGAAGGCGTTCGCGTTCCCGATGAGCAGAAGGGGCAGACTTCACATCAGGGGCTGACCGCGGAGCACGAGGCGTCGTCGATTGCGAATGTCGACACCGAGGCGGCGCGCTTGGCCCGCGGCAAGGAGATGATCGAGAAGATCCGCGGCAAGACCGGCGAGGAACTCCACGCCGCTGCGCACGAGGAGTTGCGCAAGAACCCGAACCGCGGGCGCGAGATCGCGAACGAAGTCGCAAATACCCCGCGCAACATCAGCGACGTCGAGGCGGCGATCCTCGCCGTCGACCGGCAGCGCATCGTGCGTGCGCACGACGACGCGACCAAGCGCGCGTCCGATGCGATGGATCTGAAAGACCACGACGCCACGCAGGTCGCGCTCGCGATGATGAAGCTCCACGAGGCAGAGCGCGACACGAACGAGAAGGCAGCCGTCCACGCCGGAACCGAGTGGTCGAATTCCGGTCTCGCGCGCAGACTGCTGGTGAATTCGGATGAGTCGTACGGCGGGTTGCTCGCCGCGCGCAAGGTCAAGGCCGGTCGCGACCTCTCCGAGACCGAGCGCGCCGAGATCAAGAAGGACGCCGACGAGCGCAAGCGGCTCAAGGATAAACTCGCATCGCCGGGTCTCAAGGAGAAGCCCGAGATGGTGGTCAACAACGCGAAGAAAAAATTCGCCGATGCGCTCGAGGACTTCAAGAAACTGAAGCGCGAAGAGATGATGACCAAGGAGTGCTACCTGTGAACGGCTGCGACGCCACTGACAAACTCAAGGCGATCCTGCGTCGCATGGCGAGCGCGAAGGTCGACGAAGGCCACACCGATCCCGACGTGATCCTC